AGAGGCGGAATTAGAAAAGATTAAAGAGTGCAAGGTAAAGACAGGTGATTTATATCAATTAGGTGAGCATAGATTATTATGCGGGGATAGTACTAAAAAAGAGGATGTGGAAAAGCTGATGGGGGGAGATAGGGCTGATATGGTGTTTACAGATCCACCATATTCAGTAAACTATGAAAAGAAAAATAGGGAAGTATTGAAAAGCAAATCATATTCCAAGATAGAGGGGGATAATTTATCGGTAAAAGACATTTCAGAAGATATTTGGCGACCAGTTTTTAAAAATATGTATGATGTGGCGAAAGAAGATTGCTCTTTTTATATGACAATGCCACAAGGTGGCGATCAGATGATGATGATGATGATGATGAGTGAGAATTGGCAGGTTAAACACGAATTGATATGGGTAAAACCAAGTCCAGTATTTTCAATGGGAAGATTAGATTATGACTATAAGCACGAACCAATAATTTTCGGGTGGAAAGATAAACATAATTTTTATGGGCAAGGAGATTTTACAAAATCAGTATGGGAGATAGGAAGAGAAAGCGATAAGAGTCATCCAACAATGAAGCCGGTCGGATTGATTAAAAATGCATTACTAAACTCAAGTAAAAGGGAAGACATAGTATTAGACCTCTTCGGCGGTTCAGGAAGTACCCTAATCGCCTGTGAGCAATTAAACAGAAAGTGCTATATGTGCGAGATTGATAATAAATATATCCAAGTAATAATAAACAGATGGGAGAAATTTACTAATAAAAAAGCAACAAAACTATGAGCGAAAAAGAACCGATAAAAACGGAGAAAAACGGAAGGGATGAAAAAGGAAGATTCATAGAGGGAAATTCGGGAGGGCCTGGTAGACCTATCAATCCTCTGTCAGTTGTCGCAACCCTCAAGGAGAAGCTCGCCGAGATACCAACAGGAGAGCAGATAACCTACCTTCAGGCGCTTGTCAAGAAGGTGCTGAAGAAGGCGATCATAGACGAGGACGTGGCGATGATAAAAGACATAATAAACAGGGTGGACGGGCTTCCGGAGCAGCCGATAAGGCATTCCGGCTCTCTTGAGCAGAACGTCCAGCTTGAGGAGAAGACGAGGGAACTCATCAGGGAGTTCGTTGAGTACCAGAAGAAGCAAATAAAATGATTACGGAGATACTTTTACTTTTCATACTGATTTCATTGCTTTTTATTATTTACTTGCTTTTCAAGTTGCTACCGAAAGAAAAACAAAAGGAAGTTTTAAGAAAGGCCGGCAACATTGAGGGCGAAGTCATTGAATGGCAACCTCCCAAAAGCGATGAGGAGGAGGCATTCAACAAGGTCTTAAGGGAAATTAAAAAATAACTATGGCATATTCACCCGATTATTATAAAAACAAAAGAGAGGAGCTAGACAAGAAGTTCTTTACTGCAAAAGACCAACTAATACAGGATATGTTCAATCTCTTAAACAGGTTCAGTGAGCACCAGAAGGACTTGCAGGGAAGATTTGCTGAAAATATGCAGCAGGAGGAGGAGTCAAAGAAAAAGACAGAGGAGGAAAACAAAAAGAAAATTGACCAAGCTAAAAAATAGTATGGCATCTATAGAAGAAGAAAGGAGGAAGGCTAAAATGAGCTTGGAAGATTATATCAAAGTCCAGCAACCTTTTGACAAGAAGAATAAAAAGGTAAATCCTCTTTTCATTAAAGCATTCGGAAAAGATAAATTACCTAAAGAAAAGAAAAAATACAATGCCCTGCAAAAAACCTAAAAAATAAAACAAAATGGATGCTTTAGAAAAGGCGATAGCCGACGAGATGTGGAGGCAGTCCTGCCTCTTTTGGGCGCAGAGGAACATCACCAACGAAAAGGGTAGAAGGCTTGAGTTCTCCGACCACCGTTTCCTCAAGGACATCTACGACGACTGGACTCCAGTGCAGGTGGTGAGGAAAGCATCGCAGGTGGGTTACTCAACGATGGAGATTCTGAAGAGCTTCTACGCCGCAAAGTTTAGAGGATACAACATCATTTATACTCTTCCCACGTTCTCCGACGTCTCGCAGTTCGTGCCGTCAAAGGTCAACACCATCATCGGCAACAACCTGAACCTGCAGGATTGGACTCAGGACAAGGACACCATCTTCCAGAAGAAAATCGGAGATGGCTTTATTTATTTCAGAGGGACATTCACGAGCGGAAAGGAGAAAATGGAATCCGGAGTTGGAATAATGTTTTCCAGCGATCTTAATATTCATGATGAGTGCGACAGATCAGACCAAGTAATCTTGGAGCAATACGAATCAAGACTGGAAGCAAGCAAGTTCGCAGGGAGGTGGTATTTTTCTAATCCAACTTCACCTAATACAGCCTCGCAGAAAATATGGGAAGTTTCAGACCAGAAACATTGGTTCGTAAAATGTTCGCATTGCAACAAATGGCAGTATTTGGACTACTGGAAAAACATAAAAAATGATAAGTATGTTTGCCAGTATTGCGAAAAAGAAATAACTGACAAGGACAGGATGGGCGGTCAGTGGGTTAAGAAATACAAGGACAGGGAAATTTCCGGCTACTGGATTCCACATATGATTTGCCCTTGGATTCCGGCAAGCAAAATAGCGGAACAAGAAAGAACAAAAACTAAACAGTTCTTTTATAACTTTGTTCTGGGATTACCTTATATTGGTTCTGATGTTGTAGTAAATCAGGATGTTATTTTGAAAGCAGTTGACTTATCATCATTAAATAAAAAAGAACATAACGTATTAGGAGTTGACCAAGGTTTGAAAAAGCATTGGGTTCTTATGAATACTCAGGGTATATTTGCTCTCGGTAAAACAGACAGTTGGCAGGACATAGAGCAACTAATTAAACTTTATGACGTTGAACTTTGTATCATAGATGCTTTGCCAGATTTGACAGAACCGAGAAAAATCAGGGACAAATACCCAGGTAAAATATGGCTTAACTATTTCAAGAAAGAAGTAAGAAAAGCCGATTACATTTATTGGGATTACAAGACGCATACAGTTTTTTCCGACAGGACTAAAATTATTCAGAATACTATTGACAAATTTGTTAACAGGGAACTGAGGATACAAATGCGACCAGACGAACTCGGGGAATATATAAAACACTGGACAGCGCTTTACAAAGTTGTAGAAAAAGATAATCTTGGTATTGAAAGGGATTCGTGGGAGTCCACAGGCGATGACCATTTCGTTTTCGCAACACTTTATGCACTCACAGGGATGGAAAAAGCAGAAAAAGGAGGGACTGAAATCCGAGAATGGAGCGGAGAGAAAAAACCTTACGACGGACTTGCTCCATCAATTATTGATGAGATAAAAAGGCAGGAAAAATTTGACTGATGTGTTTCTTTTAATTGCAAAAAATGGTATAATATACGAACCATAATTTTTATAAACAAAAAAGTGCAATTTTTTAATAGAGGCGAACATTAAAAATGCCAGTTGAAACTTTAAATGAAGTAATAGCTTCTTATAGGCAAAATCTTCAATATAATGCAAGTGATGAAGATTTGAAATCTGCCATAAATAAAGCACTTAGAGAAAGCTTTGAAATAAAAGACAAGATTGATGAAATAGGAAAAAGAAACAAGAGATATTGGGTTGCCGGAACTGACAAGGATATGGCGAAAGTTCACCCAAAGAAATCAAAGCTGATTACAAATGCAATTTTTACTGATGTTGAAACTGCGATTCCTATTCTAACATCAGAACCGCCAGAGCCGACGGTGGTAGGAAATGTCACCAACGAACAAAAAACAAAAATACAGAAAGGTTTGGAGCTTGCTTACGAAGTGAAATACAGGATGCAACAAAAAATCCAGTGCTTACTGAGGCATTGGTTTTTATTTAGGTTAGGAGCTTTCAAATACAGATGGGACGAAGAAAAAGGATTCATCACGGAAAATACTCTGCCTAAAAAGATAGGTTTTGACAAGAGGGCAACATCAAAGGATGACTGCGAATACTTCTGGCAGGAACTGGAGGACACTGCAGAAAACATAATCGTAAAGTTTCCGAAAGCAAAAGCCGAAATACTCCAACTCGCAGGGAAGGAAGGAATGAAGTCAAAGCTGAAATACCTTGAGTTCTGGGGAGGAAACGGAGAGTGGGTTTGTTGGAAACTGAAAGAGTTAATCTTGGACAAGATAAAGAATCCGAACTGGGATTATGAAACAAAAGAAAACAACCTTTTCAAAAAACCACAATTTCCGTATCTTTTGATGAACGTTTTCTCAATAGGTGATGAAACCGGTATGTATGATGAAACATCATTGATAGAACAGTCAATCCCGATACAGGACGGTATTAACCAGTTGGAACAACAAATTATTGACCTGAACGAAGGGCAGAAAAGGGTATGGGTAGCAAGCGGAGAGGCGATGAGCGAGAAGAAGGCACAGGATTTGGTTGACAAAACAGGAGACCTGATGGTTTACCTTGATAGGAAAGCGCCAGCCGGTTCGGTTGCGCAAGTTCAATCAGGAAAACCAGATGCCTCGCTTTTTGATAACTTGTCGCATCTGAGAAATGAGGTAGACAACGTTATAGGCATACACTCAACGACAAGGGGTGAAAGGGCGCAACAGGAAACGCTCGGCGGAAGGCAACTCCTTATGGGTTCGGATATGGGTAGGTTGGATTTGATAGTTCGGAACGTGGAAACGGTAATAGAGGAGTGGTACAACGCTTATCTTCATATGGTTAAGGTTTACTCGGTTGAGGGTGATGTGCTTAGGAGCGCTACCAACGAAACTATTGAACTGAAGCCGGAGGACATACCAAGTGAAATCCAGATAATGGTTAAGAAGGGTTCTACCCTGCCGATTGATGATAGGACAAAGATGGACAACGCAATACAGCTGGCAGGTTCTGGTATGATAGACCCTAAGACACTTTTTGAGGAAATGGGCTATCCAAACACTGACCAGAGGGTTCAAGCGCTTTACCAGTGGCTTCAAGTGACAGGAAAAATACAAGCTCCTCAGCAACAAATGCCTCCTGAACAGGTAGGACAACCTGCGCCGGAACAGGCAGGAATGCCACCAGTGGGACAGGAAGTAGGACAAGCACCTACACAGCAAGGAGGGCAAGCCGACCAGCAAATGGCAAGGCTTAATCAGGTCTTGCAGAGCCAACAGTTTCAGAGTTTGCCCGATGACCAAAAGCTACAATTCATTCAACAAAGTCGTAAAATTTTAGAACAAATTAAAGGAGGCACACAATAGTATGCCAAAAACAAGAGAGCAAATACTTCAAGAAGCTTGGCAAAAAACTGGCAAGCAAATAAGTTGGAGGGAAGCCCAAGCTATGCAACCAAAATCGTCTGGAGGAATAGGGCAGATGATTATGGATGCCCTGAAGAAGAGGAAGAAACCAAAGCCAGCAATTCCCACTGGAGTAAATCCAAAGTATGAAGGGGGAATAATGCTGGATTTGAAAACAGATTTAGAGAAAAGAAGAAAAGAGCAAGAGCAAAGTCTTAAGCAGAAAGGTTTTGGAACACCAGCTCCCTTTCGTGATAGGGCTATTCCTGCAGTTCCTTGGAGAACTCTGGAAAGAAAATATCCAGAAAGGAAACCAGCAAAGGAGCTTCAGGATTTGAAAAAACAAAAGAGGTGGGCTTATTAAGGAGGCAAAACAAGTATGCCATTTACAAGCCGTGCGCAACAAAAGTGGATGTTTGCAGCCGAAGCCAGAGGCGAAGTGCCAAAGGGAACTGCTTTGAGGTGGGCGCATCATACACCTAACATTAAAAAGTTGCCCGAACACGTCGTAATGTCGGCAATCAAAAGGAGGTTAAAAAATAAAAATAAAAAATAAAACTATGCCATTATCACCAGAACAAGTAAACATAGCCTTGCAGGGGCTTGTTAAATGGTTTCAGAGGCAGGGAACAGCCATCAAACCAGGGGAAGTGGAGGGATTCAAAAGGGCGATACAGTCCAACCCCCAGCTTTACGAGCACTTGGGAAAATCGGCAGCAGGAGGAGCAGCGGCAGGGGCAGGGGCGACTCCGCTTTTACCTTTGCTTGGCGCAGGCGCTCTCACCACCGCAGCCTGGGCATATCCGGCAAAGAAACTGGGAGAGGAGATAGGCTGGAGGATAGAGGAGAAAAAGGCAGGCAAAAGGCTGAGACCGGTAGAACCTTCCTTCAAGCAATATGCGAAGTACATACCGGGAGCTATTGCTTCAACGGTTACAGCACCAGCAAGGTGGGTAGGGAAAGGCGCTAAAATAGTCGGGCAAGGGGTACTTTCGGCTATCAAGAGAAAACTTAAAAAGAAATAAAAACTATGCGAACAGGAAATACTAAAAAAGAAAAATACGGT